AGCCGATTACCTGGTGCGCATGCTGATCACCCAGGATCTGCGCAAAATGGCGACCTACATCGACCTGGAGAGCGGCGTTAGCCGCAGCCGGTATATCACACCGGAAAACGTTTCCATGGAAACGTGAAAAATGGGGATTCTTCGTTCAAATTCTTGTTTTCAAAGAAAAGAGGTGAGGAAATGAAAAATCAAAAATTGCTCGTCGTATCGTTTTTTATTCTGCTTGGGTTAGTTTTTCGCTTGCTGACCTGGTGGTCCATGAGTGCAAATACCCCAGCTGTTGACGCGATGGTTGAACCGACTGCAACCGCAATCCGCGCACCTGTTCAAGTGCCATCCGCGACGCCAGGCATCACCCAGCCGGCCGCCGCAAACGTCAGAATCATAGAGACTGCCATCCCGACCTATATGTATCGATTGGACGATAACCGCCAGGCGATCTGGCGGATCGTTGGCGAAGTCGCTCCGGGCGAGATGGTGAAACTGAGCGCCTGCCTGGGGGATGGATATGCACAGGTCGAATATCGCGACCCGAGCCGGCCGAGTCGCTGGCTTGTGCAGTTTGTGAAGTGTGGTGCGGAATGAACGATGAATATTCTAAACGTGAAATAGATATGTTAGAACGCCAGCGATACCTAGAAGGCGTTGTCATAGAGCAGACTTCCCGCGCAGAAGTAGCCGAAGCTGAGGCAAAAAAGCTGCGGGATGGTCTCGTTGCATTCAGAAAATATTTCACGGCGCGTCACGAAGCGGGATATGACGCGGACGATATCAAAGCGTTAGAAGCCGTGAGGAACGCCCTCTCTTGCAGTGTGAAAGGCGGTGAGGGATGAAATCAGGCTTACGGGGTCATATCAAATTAGCTCAGTGGCAATTTAAAAATCTATTGCCGAAATTTTACCCACTTATCGTTTGGGTTGCTGTGAAGCAATCCGTGAGGACGGTGGTGTTTTGTGCTGCTGCGAAAATCATTGCAGCCCTGAAAGGCGGCGAGGGATGATTACATCTGAAGAAATCGTACGACTGCGAGAGTTGGCGGCGAAGGCTACACCGCCACCCTGGAAGTTGAAGATGGAAAAAATTGACATGGGACGCAAAGAATTTCCCATGATAATTGGAGGTTTTCATGTTGTATGTACGATTGGTTCGCATGAGTGGAATTCTTACAAAGACGAACGAGATGCAAATGTTAAATTGATAGCCGCATTCCGCAACGAGTTACCTTCACTGCTTGACGAGATTGAGCGTTTACTGGCGGCTGGATTTATTGCGGTCGAGCGTGCGAATAAAGCCGAAGCAGAGCTATCCGCCGCGCTGAAACGGGCGGATGTGTTGCAAGAGTATGCCAATAACTTGGCTTACAATCTGGATTACCTGATGGACAACTGGGGCAGAGCACAGGTAACACGTGTGGATTTTGTTACTGCAGCTGCCGTTGTAGGCCAGTATCTTAAGTTTGTGCAACATGACGCCGCCCTCTCCGGCGGTGCGAAATGACGGACCTGGCCACCGTCTCCCCGACACGCGTTGTCATTTCCGCCGGCTGGCAGGCTGATTTTCGCGCCTGGCTGGAGATGCGCGGAAAATCCAGCAAAACCGTTGCGGCCTACGGTTCGGACATCAACCGGTTTGGCGCCTGGTTCGGCGACGTCCACCGGAGTAACCCGACGAGCTGCCCGCGCTGCAGCCGGAAGCTGTTCTTTGCCGGCAATATCCGAGTTTATGAGGTGCGGGGATGAACGACCATAAATCACCAGATGAAGCGGTCAATCCGACACCGGATGAACTGCCGGCAGAGGAAGCGCTAAAACAAGAGCAGCCTGCGCCGGTCAAACTATATTACAAACCCAACCGCAAAGACCGCCGGCGCGCCGTTGCAATCGCTCGGAAGGCCCAGAAACAACGCCAGAAATAAACAGGTAAAATGATGCCCAGATATGCCGAAAACACCTCTGTGTCTGCCAGCGGAAGCCGTGCAGAGATCGAGCAGACACTCACCCGCTATAGAGCGACTGCCTTCATGTATGGCTGGGAAGGACGCCAGGCCATCATAGGCTTTGAAATTAATCAGCGGCGGTACAAAATTCCCGTCCCGCTGCCTGATCGAAACTCCAGGGAATTCACCCACACGGCCGCCCGGGGTTATCTCCGCAGTAAGGATGATGCTGATGCTGCCTGGGAACAGGCATGCCGGCAGCGCTGGCGGGCGACGGCTCTAAAAATCAAGGCTGACCTGGAATGGGCTGAATGCACCTCGCACCCGGTAGAGGCGGTGCTGCAGCCGTTTACCATGCTACCGAATGGTCTGACTGCTGGTGAGTGGCTGGAACCGCAGATCGAGATTGCATATCAAACTGGTCACATGCCGCCGCTGCTGCCGGCAGGACGGGAATGAAAGGGGAGTAGAAATGAAATTACCTTTTCGCATTCAAAGATTACATATATTCACTGGTGATGATGGCACGACTGCGGTTGTAGCTTTTGATCCTGGGGACGCCGTTCATGCTTATGAGGAATGGTCTGGCGTCCCCTGGGATGATAGTTACGAACCCTTGAATGTACAAATTCCAGACAAGAATATTATTCGCATCATCAATGTCGACGGGGACATTGAGGAATTCAAGAAATCACGCCCCCCGTTTTCCAAATTTGGAATGGGGAATTATTATCCCCATATTGAGGCCCCGGCCTGGTTGTGGTGTCTGTGGAATGGAAGAGGGTTTTTGTATTCAACCGAGTTCTAATCGGAAGATAAACAATGGATGAGGATAAACTGATTATTTTCAACCGCGATGGAAGCAAAACAATCGTCGAAGATCCGTTCAGACCAATAAAGGCGGTTTATGACGCCCTGCGCAAAGATCCAGCCGCTATGCCAGAATTGAGCGAAGAATCCAGGGCGGCTATTCTGGCAGAAATCGCCAACGGAACGGCCCCCACGGCGGCCATCGAAGCTGATTCTGATCCGGTCATTGAAGCTGATCCGGAAGCCGAAAGCGTGCCGGCAGCGACCGTGCGATTCATCCCCAACCGGCACGACCGACGCGAACGCGTTGAGCGTGGGATACTTACACTTGAAGGCTGCCTGACCATGCTGGGAGCAGTAGTAGCGGTCTATGGGCTGATTTACCTGGTATACCTGCTGATATGGAACTGACCATCCATTTTATGAAAACTGCCGCCAATCAAATCGACCAGGACGAAAAAATGCAAGAGGTTTTGGAGGTACTTGATCCGGACACACTATTAAACATCGCCCGGAAGCTCAAGAGCGTCAAGGAGCGGAAGCATGGCGAGGTGATTCTGATCGTCAAGAACTACGAGCTGGCTTTTGTCGATATCAGGCTCAGCGAAGATGTCAGGGTGAAAAAAAACAACCAGGACATACCTAATTAATATGTTTTAGAAAATTTGTTGTATAATTCGGTAGTACGTTAGCCCGTCGGGCGCTGTCTTGAACAGCCGGGGCTCTGTCTGAACCTGAAAATTCAGGTTTGGAGAGAGCTCCGGTTTTTTGTTAACTTCCTGCGGAGGGATCAAAATGAAGATCAAATCGGTAATTTCAGCGGTCGTTCTGGTTCTTATGCTGATCACGGTGATCGTTTTTCCCGTTTTTGCCCAGGCAGGAACGCCTGAATCACCTCCGGAGGGTATCGTCGCAACGGTTCTAGCAGAACTGCCGGTGGAGCAGCTAGTGACCCTGCTGGGGCTGATATTGCTGCAGGTGATCCTGGCTGTGGCCCTGGCGATCCGCGAAAAGAAATTCGAATTGCAAAAATTAGCCGATTTTTATCAATCGAAAGTCGTGCCATATGTTATTGGCTGGCTGGCCTTTGTATTCGTGGTGAGGCTGATTTCTACTGACTATCTCGGAGAATACAGCGGTTTAGTCGGCGATGGTGTGACCTGGCTCTCCTGGCTGGCGGTGGTTAGTTCACTTGCCGCCAGGATTGTTGATACAGCGAAGGATTTGTACGGCAATTTATTGCCGTTTAAAGCGCCGCCGAACCCGTCCGATTATAACGGCGGGTAATTTATGGATTGGCAGACGATTCTCTCCGTCCTGGGTGGATTGACAGGGATCGGCAGCTTCATCAGCGTGATTGTTCTCACGGGGCCGCAACGCCGAAAAATCAAAGCCGAAGCCAAACACTTAGAAGCCTCGGCCAAGCATGAAGAGGCTGAGGCGGATGAGCACACACTTGATGGCGCCTTTAAGCTGCTCGACAAAATGAAAGATCAGATGGCCATTCAGGATAAGAAATATACCGACTTGGAGTACGCCAACGCTCGTTTCAAAATCTACCTGGGCAAGGCACTGAAGCGAATTGAGTATCTCATGCAGGGCATTACCCGCCTGATCGAGCAGCTAGAGTCCAACCTGATCAAACCGGTCTGGCGACCGGATGATTGGAATCTGGAAAGCGAAGACGATAAATGAACGCAAAAGGCGTCGATATCAGCGTCTGGCAGGATAAAAACAGCACGCCGCAGATGTTCAATCCGCTCAAAGCGCGCGCGAAAGGCGCTTCTTTCGTTGGGATCAAAACCTCCCAGGCGAACTGGGCCGATCCGGATTATTCGCAGAACTGGGCGATCTGCAGGCCATTCCTATATCGCTTGCCTTTCCATTTCTTGACGTGGGATGTCAGCCCGCGCCGCCAGGCAGAGGTGTTCTGGTCACTGCTCGAGCGGGATACGTTCGGCCTGCTGCCGCTTGCCTGTGACTTTGAGTGGTGGAAGACGGTCCCAACCCGGGCGATGGACGTGCTCTATTCCTTTATGGAGCGGTTGAAGGACCTAGCTTCTCCTCTGCCAATGGCGATTTATTCAGCCAAATCATTCTGGGACCCGAACGGCTCGCATGCTGATTACTGGAAACAATTCCATCTGTGGCTGTGCGATATCACCGGCCCGGTTGACGTTCCCAAGCCCTGGGATAAGTGGACGTTCCATCAGTACACATTCAAACTGTATGGACCAGATTGGGGCGCTGAAAGTCTGGATCTCGACGGGGATTATTACAACGGCACCCTGGCCGAGATGATCACCCGTTTTAATTTGCCTGAGCTGGATAGGCTGTCTATCCCTCCCGCTCCCACCACCCAACCCGAGCCGGTTGGTGGATTGCGCATGAAGGTCATTTCTGATGGGTTGCGAATAAGGGAAGCGCCATCACTCAAGGCGGATGTGGTCGACTATTTGACCCAGGCTCAGGTGGTCCAGGTGAAAGACGTTGTCGTTACAGAGACCTGGGCAAAGCTGGGTGAGCGTCGGTATGCTGCCATCTACGTCGATGGCGAACACTATATGGAGACAGTGTAATGCCAACCGCAGCGCTCCGCATATGCACGTATCCCGGCTGCATCAACCTGGTGCGGTCAGGTCGTTGTGCTGTTCACAGACAGAAGCCTGATCGTTTGTTCCCTCACGATCCAGTCAGTACCAGGCTATACAACTCAGCGCGTTGGAAACAGATCCGAAAGGAACACCTGGCTAAAGAACCTTTTTGCCGTGAATGCAGGAAACACGGCAGGCAAGTCCTTGGGAACCATGTGGATCACATCGAGCCACACAACAACGATGAAAAGAAATTCTTTGCTGGACCATTCCAAACCCTCTGTCTTTCGTGTCACACGATCAAAACGAATCGCGAACGTTATGGCACAACCCCAGGGGGTAGAAAAAAGTTTGAAGATTCCAAAGTTAAAGCCGATTTGCACTTGCCGAAAGAAAATGTCCCCGATCGAAACCATTAACCAAATTTTTTATTATGCCCACTAACCCCGTTTCCGCTAATCAGATGGCCGTCGGCAAAAAGTCCAGAGGAAAGCACTGGACCCAGGCCGAGGTTGAATCACGCCAGAAGGCGGCGGAGGGAATGAAGCGTAAGACGAAGGTCTCGCTGCGGGCGCCAGACTGGTTGAGCGACGAGGCCCGGAAAGTCTGGGCGCGGGTGCGCAAGCAGTCGGCCGGTCTGGAAATTCTGGACAACCTGGACTGCGAGATGCTGGCCATCTACTGTGACGCGGTCGTCAATTACCGGCTGACCGCAAAGCAGCTGGTGATCGAGGATGACAACGGCGATCTGCTGTCCAAGGAAGAAGCAATTAAGCTCGCTCAATCCTGGGCACGGGTTGTAGCAGCGTACTCTGATAAGTTGGGGCTGTCACCAGCTGCCCGGGCGCGCCTGGCCAAGAAGAAGGCGGACGACGATCCTGATGGCTTTGGAGAATCATTCGACTGATGACTGAGAATCATCCCTGCACGCAGTACGCAATGGACGTCGTCGAGGGGCGGCGGGTAGTCGGGCGCCTGGAGCGCCTGGCCTGCCAGCGCCACCTGGACGATCTGGCGCGCCAGGGGTCGGCGGACTTCCCATGGATTTTTGACGGTTCCAAGGCGGACCGCATTTACACCTGGTTCAGCTACTGCAAGCACGTCGAGGGACCGCTGGCAGGTAAGCCGATTGAGCTGCTGCCATTCCAAAAGTTTGATCTTGGCTGTGTCTTCGGCTGGGTCCACATGGAGACCGGTTACCGGCGGTACGAGAAAGCCTATATCCAGGAAGCCCGCAAGAACGGCAAGTCGACCATCCTGGCAGGTGTTGGGCTGTACATGATGGCTGGCGACGGCGAAGAGAGCCCGGCCGTATTCTACGCAGCAGTGGACAAAGAGCAGGCGAGAATCATCTACCGTTTTGCCAAATCAATGGCCCAGAAGAGCCCGGATATCCGCAAGCGGTTGAAAATCCGCGATTACGAGATTGGCCACATGACCCGCGGTGGCCAGATGCGCGCGCTCAGCAAGGACACTAAAAACAAAGACGGGCTGAATCCATCCTGCGGCGTCATCGATGAATACCATGCCCATCCATCCTCTGAAATCTATGATCTGCTGTGGTCGGCGTGGGGACAGCGTTCTCAGGCGCTGCTATTCATCATCACCACAGCTGGTTTCAATACAGAGCAGAACCCGTGCTACCAGGAATACGAGTATTGCAAGCAGATCGTTACTGGAATCCGCACGAATGAACGCTATTTCGTAATCATTCGCGAGCTGGACGAGGGCGACGACGAGCACGATCCGGATGTTTGGATCAAGGCTAACCCACTGCGTGCAGCAACCCCGGCCGGGCTGAAGAAGATCAAAGAGCAACACGACGAGGCTTTTGACAGCCAAAACCCGGTGAAGATCCGCAATTTCAGGGTGAAAAACTTAAATATCTGGGTCTATGGGGCCCAGGATAGCTTCATCGGCGATCTGCTGCCAATCTTCCAAAAGTTAGCAATATCTCGAGAGGAATTCCTCAAGCTCACCCACGGACGCCAGACGATCTCTGGCCTGGACCTTTCGAAGAAAATCGACCTGACTGCCAACGCGTTTATTTTTGACCTGGAGGATGGTCGAATCGCAATCACCGCAACCGGGTTCATCCCGTCCGAGGCCATCGCTAGGCATGAAAAGACCGACCAGGTCGAATACCGGGCCTGGGCAGCTGATGGCTGGGTGATCGTCACGGATGGCAGCGTCACCGATTACCACGCGGTCGAGACTCACATCCATGACTGCGAGCTGAATTACGGCTGGATCGTGCACGAGATTTGTTTTGACCCCTACAACGCGACCCATTTTGCCAATGAGATGGCGGACCAGGGCTATACCTGCGTCGAAATCCGCCAGGGCGTGCGCACGCTGAGCGAACCTACGAAGCTATTTCGGGAGCTAATTGCGCAGGGAAAACTTGTGCATGACGGCAGCCCGGTATTGACCTGGTGTCTGGCCAATGCAGTGGTCGAGCAGGATTCCAATGAGAACATCAAGCTGAGCAAAAAGAACGTTTCAGACACCAAGCGTATTGACCTGCTGGCTGCGGGAATCAATGCGATGGTGCGGGTCCAGGAGCTGAAGGACGCCAGCGACGGGGATATCAGCGACAAAATCATGGACCCGGAGTGGGGTATGTGATGCGGAAATATCTCGATGATCTCCTGGGCGTAATCGGATGCGCATTGATCCTGGTAGGCACCTACCAAATTTCCCCATTAGCCACCTGGTTTGTGGCAGGCGCGATGTGTATTGGCTGGGCATTCTTACTCGGAATAAGTGGAGGCAGTGAATATGATCCTCAGTAGCGCCATACGTTCGCTGCGACCCCAGGATACCGTAAAGCCCACCTGGACCCGGCCGGAATTAGTCGGCGGATTCCCGCTGCCAACATTGTCCGGTCAAGTCGTCACACCCGAAACTTCCAAACGAATCGCGTCAGTGTACCGCTGCGCCAACACCATCAGTGACGATATCGCCATGATTCCAATGCAGCAGCTCGTTTCTCGAAAACCAGGAGAAGTTGACCGGATTTATCCTGACGGACTGCGGCGCAACATGGCCTACCTGGTGGAAGTGCAACCGAATCCGTACCAGATCCCATTCATTCTCAAGAAAACCGCCATTATGTGGCTGCTTTTCTGGGGCGATGCGTACTTATGGTTCCGCCCACGCACCAGCGAACTTTATGTTTTGCCATCCGATGTCACCCACCCCGACATTAAGAAAGACGGCAGTCTTGTATATCACACCATTTTTGCGGATGGATCGGAGGATGACATTCCGGACGTCGAAGTGCTGCACCTGATGATCAATTCGGTCAATGGAATCAATGGCAAGAGTGTCCTGACTTATGCCCGTGAAACGATTGGGCGGCGCCAGGCAGCTTCACAAACACAGGCGGGAATCTACGAAAAAGGGCTGATGCCCGGTGCCATCGCCACTATGAAGGGTAGAGTTGGTAAAGACGCCCGCGCAAAGGTGCGCGAATCCTATTGGGAATCAGCCGCCGGTGCGAATAATGCTGGCGGCGTGGTGGTGCTTGACGACGAAGTTGCGAAATTCGAGATGGTGCAAATCAAGCCGGTGGATGCGCAATTCCTTGAATCGATTTCCGCAACCGATGTTGATATCGCCAATTTCTTCAAATTCCCGCTTTACAAACTGAACCAGGGAAAAGAGAGCTACGAAGCCAATTCGCAGCACGACGAGGATTACATGAAATCCACGCTCGATCCCTACCTGGTGCAGTGGGAGCAGGGCGCGAAAATTCGCTGGCTACCGCTGCGTGATCAGTCCTTCAGTTATTGGAAATTCAACCGAGCAGCTTTCCTGCGGATGAATGCGAAAGAGCGTTCGGCCTACCAGAAAGAAAAAATCATGTCCGGCCAGTACACGCCGAACCAGGCGCTGGCCATCGATGACATGCCTTCTTACGAAGGCGGTGATTATCACTACATTCCATCCAACATGGCCATAATCCTGCCGGACGGATCGGTGCAGGTTTTGGCCAAACCAGAGCAAGGCCAAGGTGATCAGCAGGGAGGTAAGGAATGAGGAAAAGAGAACCCATTCGATGCTTTGAAGGGACCGCCAAACCTGGAGCGGCTTTCTGGCGCGTACGCAATGCGGCTGAAACCGAAAGCGGCGAAGCAGAGGTTGAGCTATACGGGGCGATCTCGGAGTACATCTGGTTCGATGACGACGTGACTCCCAATATGTTCAAAGACGACCTTTACCGGGTCGGCGCCAATGGACCGGTCACCATCCGGATCAATTCGCCTGGTGGGGATGTGATCGCCGCCAGCGTCATGCGCACCATTATCAAGGATTACCCAGGGCATGTCACCGTCAAGATCGACGGTATGGCTGCATCGGCTGCGGTGGTGGTGGCTCTGGCCGGTGATCGAATCCAGATCCAGGATACGGCCTATATGATGATCCACGATCCGGGCTTTTCAGTGTTCTGGGCCTGGCTGGACATCGAAACGATGGAGGGCATGGTCACCACCCTCAAGAGCGTCAAGGCCGGCATTCTGGACACCTATGTTGGTAAAACGGGGATCAGCGCCGAGCGCATGGGTCGCATGATGACGGACGAAACCTGGATGAGCGCCAACGAAGCGGTAAAACTTGGTTTTGCCGACGAGGTGATTGGAGGCGAACGCGCACCCCTGGATAACCAGGAAATGCAGAATGCGCTCAAAAACTACATGCACGTTCCGGCCGGGCTGCTCAATATAGCGCAGCCAAAACCGGTTGAAACCATCGATCCCGAGGTACAGCGCCTCCGGGACGAAGCCAAACTTCTCAGATAAGGAGTCTGAAAATGAGAAACTTAAAGCCCTATATGGATGCCGTTCAAACGGCGGAGGCGCGTGTGCGAGACGTGGCCGCGCGCATCGATGATGCGTTCACCTCTGGCAAAGTTGCCGATGCGCAGGCATTGCGCCCAGATTTGGACACAGCCAAGGCAGAAGCAAAAGCTGCCAACGAACTTTATCTGTCCATGCGTAATGCGGACGACGAGCCCGGTCAGCCTTCCGACGGCCGCCGCATCATCCAGCCCGATGAAGCCGATCTCTCGATTGGCATGTCAGCCAAAGAGATTCAGAACTACTCTTTGCTGCGCATGATTCGCTGCTCATTGGAAGCGCTTGCCAACCCGCGCGCCTGGGATGATGCCGGGCTGGAGCTGGAAGCCAGCCGGGCGATGGCCAAGAAACTTGGTCGCGATCCCAAGGGCTTTTTTGTGCCGTGGGATTTGATGATCGCCCCGGTTGATCGCCGTGGCGCAGCCATGCGTCTGCAGAACACCCAGCAGGCTGGCAATCCGGAGACCGGCGGTTACCTGGTGCGCACCGATCTGCTCGCCAGCTCGTTCATCGACGTGCTGCGCAACAAAATGGTTACCCGCCAGGCTGGCGCCCAGGTACTGACCGGGCTGGTTGGGGATATCGACATCCCCAAGAAAACCCAGTCCTCCAATGCCTACTGGATCGGTGAGGGCACCTCTCCGGCCAAGAGCGAGCTAAAGTTTGGTCAAATCGAGGGTCGGCCCCGAACGGTTGGCGCGTACCTGCAGCTCACCCGGCGTTTCCTCAAACAGTCCTCTCTCGATGCAGAAATGATGGTGCGCGATGACCTGGCTACCACGCTGGCATTGGGAATCGATCTGGCTGGCATGCACGGTCTGGGTGCCGCCAATCAGCCGCGCGGCGTGCAATACACCACCGGCATCGGCTCAGTGGCCGGCGGTGCTAACGGCGCTGCCCCCGACTGGGCAGATATCGTTGACCTGGAAACCGATGTTTCGGTCGACAATGCGGATATTGGCTCTCTGGCCTATATCACCAATGCCAAGGTGCGCGGCAAGCTGAAGCAAACCGCCAAGGTCGCGAACTCCGATTCGCGCATGGTCTGGGATGAGAACAGCCCGTCAACACCGCTCAATGGCTACCCGGCGTATGTTACCAATCAGGTTGCCAGCAACCTGGTGAAGGGCGCTTCCGGGGCGGTGTGCTCCGCGATCTTCTTCGGCAACTGGGCCGACCTGGTTTACCTCATGTGGGGCGGTTTGGATGTGATTGTCGATCCATTCACCAACTCTACTTCCGGCGACGTGCTGATCACCGGCATGCAGGATGTGGATGTGGCCGTGCGCATGGCGCAGTCGTTCAGCGCCATGCTGGATGCCCTGACCGCATAAACGGCTTGTACTGATGACTTCAGCCCATTCCCCAGAATTAAGTTGTCCGGGGAATGGGAATAGATCATAAAACGAGGTGAAATATGTTTAGTTTGCTAAAGAACACCAAAATCAGCATCTCCGCGTTAAAAGTCGCTGACAACGAAACCCTGACAGGGGCAATCGTTGACATGCAGGGATTTGACTCGGTTGCGTTTATCGCCGGCGCGCTGGAGGGTGAAGCTCTCAACTTCTCCATCAAGGCGCAACAGGATACCGATCCGGCCGGCGCTACAATGGCCGACCTGGCTGGAACTTCAGTTGCTTTTTCGACCACCATTCCGGCCAAGGGTTTGACAACCCTGGAAATCCACCAACCGCAGGAGCGCTATGTGCGCCCTTTGGTCATTGTGCCGAACGCGGTTGCCGCTACCCCGACCTTCTGCATCGCCATCCAATTAAACGCCAAGGATTACCCACAAGCCAATGCCGGCGAGCTGCACCTCAGCCCAGCCGAAGGCGCAGCCTAAAGGCGGTGCCTCATGGTGGATGTCATCTTAACGCGCAGCGTTGGAATCCGCGGCGAAGGTTATGCAGCCGGAACCCAGCTTACTCTGGCGGACGAGGATGCGGAAACCCTGATTCTGATGGGTAAGGCGGTGAAGGCGCCCGAGGTAACCGTTTCCACGGAAACACCGGCCGAAGCGCCAGAGGAATCACCTCCTGCTGAAATACCGGCAGAATCCGTTTCCACGGAAACACTGGCCGAAGCGCCAGAGGAATCACCTCCTGCTGAAATACCGGCAGAATCCGTTTCCACAGAAGCACCGGCTGAAGCGCCAGAAAAACACAGCCACAGCAGGAAGCGGTCCGGCTAAAAAACACTTATGATTTTTTCCTCTCCCTGATGGTTGACTCCAGCGGGGAGAGGACGGTCCACAAAAAACGAGGATTGCTGATGTCGAATGCACAGATTTACGCCTCGGTCAATGAATTGGTAGCAGACCTCAAACTGAATGGCGACGAGCCCAGGCTGGCGCAGCGCATCCGCGAGGCGAGCCAGTTTTTAGCGCGCCGGTTTGGCAGATTCATCCCGGTTTACGAGACGCGCACGCTGTCAAGCGTTCCCCAGGGTGCTGCGCAATCTACGGAAACGCTCGATCTTGGCATGCCGCTGCTCTCGATCACCGCGGTGCGGGTGGATGGAGTCGCGGTTACCGATTACACCGCAAAGCCCGGCGACCGGTGCTGGGAATCCGGTCCGTATACCTGGCTGGAGCGCGAAGCGGGCTGGGGCACGGCCGTGGAGATCGACGGGTTATGGGGCCTATTCAATGAGCAGGTTGACATGGGAATCACAGTTGATCAGCTCATCAATGCCGTGACGCTGGTAACAACTGACGGCAGTCTGTTATCTCCAGGTATGGTGCTCTCGATCGGCACCGAACAGGAACTGGTAACCGCCGGCAACGGCGGCGATCGCAGCCCAGCTCCGACCGCGGCAGTCTCGCTGCTCAACGGCGCCATTGATAATGCCAGCGAGGAAATCACCGCCGATAACGGCGCTGAGTTTCACGCCGGCGAGGTGCTGCAGATCGGAACCGAAGACCTATACATCCGGAAGATCGGCGGGAATAGGCTGGTGTGTTCGCGCGGTTGGAATGCGACCACTAAAGCCGCCCACATCGACGATTCGGCGATCGCGGTATATAGAACCTATATCATTGCCCGGGGAGTGAACGGGACGACCGCAGAGGCCCATACAGGGGCAGCCATTCAGCGCTGCCTACCGCCGGCCGACGTGCATTGGCTGGCGCTGCAGATCGCGGCTCTGATGCGACAAAAGGCGTTGACCGCGTTCGGCGGCCGGGCCGGAAGTTCGGAACTTGGCGAAACGTTTTATATAAACGAGTTCCCCCGGCAGATTGCCGACATCCAGCAAAATTATTCGATACCCTACCTGTGAGGCGCAATGGTCGAATTCGAGATCGACATACCTGACAAACTGCGCAAGCTCAACCTGGCAGCCAACTATGCGCGAGCCAGATCGAGACACCTTGAGCCGGCAATGAAGAAATCAGTCTCAGCTGCGCACGGCGCAGTCACCCGGCTGGTCCCGATCGGCGCCACGGGTGAAGCCAGGCGATCCATAGCGAGCCAGGTCTTGCCCGGTCCATACCAGATCGTCGGTAAGGTTCAATCGACCATGCGACGGCCGGACGTTTATATCTTTGTTCTGAATGCCGGCAGGCCTCCGGGCAAGCGCATGGCCAATTCTACCAAGCTGGAGTCGTGGGTGCAGTCCAAAGGCCTGGCGTCCAGCCCAGCAAGGGTAAGGCAGATTGCATTTTTGATTGCCCGGGCTGTCCAACGGAAAGGGACGGCGGGGCTGGGTATCTTCTATAACGGTCTCGAACGCACAAAGCGGATGATCGATACCTTCCACCAGCAGGCGGTAGAGGCCATGACCAGGGAGCTGGACGACAATGCTTGAACAATGGATTGATGACATTGCCAGGAAAGCGGCGCAGGTGAGCGATGGCAGGGGACAGCATGTCCGTTCGTACCTGTTATTCGAAAAGGACGAGTTTCCAGAAACTTTTACCATCTTCCCATGCGCTATCACCTATCCGGAAGACGTGGTCATGCATACGCCCGACTCGGGTCCAAACGTGGACACCTGGCGCGGAATCACGGAATTTCACTTGGTGCCCGGCACGAAGAAATCTGATTTTCCTTACATACTGCGGTTTTTCAGCAGGATACGAGCAGTGTTTGCAACTGACCGGGATCTTGGCGGAAAGGTGCAGTATTGCAAACTCTCTATTGAAGGTCCTTC